CAGGAAGCCCAACCAGCCGTTGGCTTCCCAGGCCGCCCGCAGCCACGCCTCGGCTTCCGTTTCCTCGCCCTCTACGATTTCCAAGCGGATCTCCTGCCCAAACAGAAAATCCACGCTTTTCTCCACGATGATGCGCGCAAAATTCACGATGACGTTATCGTCGGGCTTGCCCTTCTTCACCTTCAACGGCTTCGGAAAACGCCCATAATACGCATCCCACGCCGCGCGAAACCGCCGTAAACGCTGCTCCTGCTCGCTCATCGTCTGCAGTGCCCCCGCGCTGTTTGCATTCTCCAGCCGCAGCAACCGCACCAACCACCCTAACACGTCCATGCCTCACCTCCGCACTCGCCATTTGCAATTCGCAATTCCTGATTCGCAATCCCTAATTCTTCATTCCTCACTCGTAATTCGAATACGTCAATCCCAAATCTCCGGCCCTATCTCCACCCTGCCCAGGTGCTCCGTCGCCACCTGCAGCGCCAGCCCTAACGCGTCCACCTGGTCATCGTGCTCCCCCAGCGGGAAGCCCAACATCTCGCCCACCAACTCATCCGTCCACACACGCTTCAGCAGCACCAACTGCCCCGCCTTAGCCTTGCTCAGTAACGGCAGGGCGCGGGTCAACTTGTCGCCCCGCGGCGTCACCGGAAACAGCGGCACGCCCGCCAACCCTGGCTCACGCCTGAGCGTCTGCCACACCCCCTTCTGCGTGCCCACCGCCTCGATACCCTGGGAAACCTGTGCCCCGTCTTGTAGTGCCGTCTCCCGAATGCGCTCCACCACCGTCGGCCAGTCCCAGCGCCCGCGCACCACATCCAGCACCCACACCCGGCCATCCTTGTCTACCCCCACCTTCACCCCGGCCGTCCAGTCCCCGCCGTCTGGCGTAATCGCAATGTCCCACCCCCTGGCCAGGGCGGTGACCTCCTTCTCCGGCGGCGCTACCTCCGCCGTCCGCAGCCACGCCCGCTTGAAAAACGCCCCGGACACGTCCACGAACTCCGCCCCATACTCCTGGCGAAAGAACAAATCCGGCAACTCCCGCCGCGCCTCCTCGATTTCCCCCTTTGGCAGGAAAGGATTCTCCCAACTGGGCATGTGGCTCAAAAACCAGTCCGGCGCATCCCTGTGCCCCATCCACAGGTCGTAAAAATGGTTCTTCCCCTTCGGTGTCCCGATAAACAGCACCTTGCCGCGGTAATCCGTCAAGGATGGCCGCAAGGCTTGCCATACCTCATCCCAATGCCGAATGGAGGCCGTTTCATCCACCACGGCCACATGCACCCCTTCGGAGCGCACATTATCCGGGTTCTTCACCGTCACGATCTGCACCCACCCGCCATTGGGAAAGTCCATCACCCGCTCTTGCTCATTGGCCTTGATCCACCCGGCACGCCGCATTTCCCGCGTCAGGTGCTTCAAATTGCGCCACGCCACATTGGAAAACTTGTACTCCGGCACGACCCAAAACGCCTTCTTCCCTTGCAGCGCCTCACCGAAGACAATCTCCGTGGCCAATTTGGTTTTCCCACCGCGCCGTCCCCACCGCAGCATCAGATACCGATACTGGGGATTCAAATACGCCCGCACTGCTTCAATCTGCCGTCGGTGTTTCCGGGGCATTTTCACCTTGACCACACGTTTCTGTACCGTCTCCATCCTCATCATCCTCCAACGCAAAGCCCCAATCCATCACAAACGCTATGCCCTCATTGCGTACCTCAATCTTCTGCCCCCACCGCTCCGGCCAGCGCCGCTCCATAATCCACTTCGGGCCGCCCTTCTCCTTGCGCACCTCCTGCAGCAGCGTGGCCTCGGCCTCCGCGTCCGCCTTCTGCAATTCCTCCCGGAACTTCCTGTAGATGCCCTTCTTCGCCGTCTCCGCCCGCGCCTTCCACCGGTAAAACGTCGAAGGATGCACGCCGGCCAGCCGGGCCGCCACCTCATAGGTCAGCCCGTCCCGCACATAATTGCAAATCGTCTTGATGCGCTTATCCGTCAATTTTGTCCGTCGACCGCCTGCCGCCATCTTCCGCTCCCGTTACCGCACCCACATCTCGATATTCGTGCGCACCTGCCAACGCCTCGCCTTATCTCGCTCCAACCGCACCGTCAGCAAAGCCGCACCCATTGGCGTCGGGCCGCCGCCCTTTTCCACCGCCCAGCCACCTACCCGCTGCGTAAACTCATCCTTATAGCCGGGCGTCCGCACGAACCACACCACATCACGGTACACGCGCCCCTTCGTGCTCAGTCGCTCACGCGCCACCGGCAGCAGGAAGCCCTGATGATTGTGCCCGTTCCAGACCACATCCGCATCCACCACATACACCGACTGCCGGTTGGTCTGGATCACCCCGCGGGTCACGGGCGCATTCCCGCCGCCCGCGCTGTGGGCATACCGCAGCACCACCGTCTGCACCATGCGCCCGTCGCTGCGCACCACCTGCAACCGCACCCAGCCCTTGTAACCGCCGGAAACCACCGGCGACCTGTGTTCCTTCCGTAGCGCATACACCAGCCGCTCTACCAGGTCGGTGCCCTGGAACTTGCGCACCTTGCTCTCGTGGTTGCCGGTGCCCACTAACGCAATCTGCCCGGCATATGGAGCCAGCAACCGTGCCACATCCTCCACTACGAAGTCATAGTAATCATCCCGCCGGTACTCCTCGCGCAAATCATCCATGCTCCGCCGCGGGTCGGCGCGGCCTTGCATTGCATCGAAAAGGTCACCGTTGAACAACACAACCGCACCCAGCGCCTTTGCCCGCTCCATATCCTCAAAAAAACGCTGCCGGTCACAATGGATGCTGTCCAAATGTGCATCCGAAACCAACAGAAACCGCCACACCGAGCCCGACGCGCCGGTCAGCCGCAGCGTCAGCACGCCAGCGCGGCTATCGGCAACAGACCAATTAGGCAGCGCCATCTACCACCTCGTAGCCAGGTGAGCGAAAAGCAACACGCCAAAAGCCGCCCAACCCAACCACGCCCACACACGCAGTGCAAATTTACAATCATGGACACGTTCCATGAGGGTCTTCACCTCGCGCCGCATCCGCGCGGTTTCGATTTCGAGTAATTCCACACGCTTCTGCAGCAAGCGCATTTGCACAACAATTTCACACCAATCAGCGCGCTTCCTCACCTCTCACCTCCTTCCTGCTTCCTGTACCCCACCAACACCCGCTCAAGCCGCTCGTCATGGAGCTTCATCGCAAGATTGAGCTGATTCATTTGCTCCACCACATCGTTCAGCGCCCTGTCACGCCGCTCCAAGGCCGCGTCAAACCGCTTCAGCATCTCAAGCGCAAACCACATAAACGCCGCCACAAGCGGAATCTGAATCACAAACGACATCCACACATCCTGCATCACGCACCGCCTTCTGCGAACCACAGTGCCACCCGGCTGCGGTCAACCTGCCCGGCCACCCCAGGCCATGACCCCGAACCCGTATACTGCCACAGCGCCCACTTGCTCCACCCCGGCACCGCCAGCGGCTTGCTCACCCCGTGGCGGTAATCCGCCACCCACAGCGGCCAACCGCGCCGCTCTGCCCAAGCATCCTCACTGTTCCCGAAATACGCCATCCACACATCCCGCCGCGTATACACCACCGGCGGGCTGCCCGTGGCCGTCTCCACCGCTCGCAGCCAGGCTTCCACCTCGTTCGCCGCCCAGGTCAACTTGCCGTAATCCGGTACCCACTCCAAATCCAAAACCGCGCGTTCCCCCTTCTGTAGCCCCGCCACCCGCAGGAACACCTCCGCCTGCGCCTCGCCGGGCAGCCGCGGGTCGTAGAAGTGATACGCCCACACCGGCCAGCCCAGGAACCTCGCCCGCGCCCAGCGTTCGCCAAAAGTCGGGTCGAGAATGCCAAGCCCCTGCGTGGCCTTCAAAATCAGCACCCACGGGCGCATGGAACGCCAGAACAACGCCCCTACCCTGTTCCATAAACTCAAATCCACCGCCTCGCTGTCCAGCCAATCGTGCACAGGCGGCGCATCGTCCACCGGCTCCGTATACCCCAGGTGAATCCAACCCGCCAGCGCCCCCTGCCAGATGCCGCCCCACACCCCCTTGCGCTCGTGCACCGTCACCACCGCACCATAGGGCAGCGCGCCCACCTTCCGGCTGGAAGCCGAAGGCTTCTCGCGCACATTCAGCCCGCGCCTTGCCGTCACCCGCACCTTATCAGCCATGCCCTAACCTCCTAACGCCTAACACCCTAACACCCTAACACCCTAACGCCTAACGCCCTAACAACCTCTACCCCTCCGGCTTCGGGAACTTCGGCGCCCGGATGTCAATCAGGTTATAAATCCCGCTGGCCACCAGCCCCATCGCCAGGCCAAACACCACATAAGCAAACCAGCCTGCAAACCCCGCGGCTACGCCGTTCTGCGCCACCTCATAACTGACGCCAAACGCAACGCCCAGCAGCATACTGAGCAACGTCAGCGCCTTGCCGCTCACCCCTATCTTCTTGCTGAACTCCACCAGCCCCAACACAACCGCCGCGATGGGAATGCCGCCAGCCACCGCACCGCTCAACACCTGCGCAGCCATCTGACCGTCCATACTGCACCTCCTGAAAGTGTGTAAAACCCTCGAAAATCTTGAACCTTTGCGCCCTTGGCGTTACTCTCTTGGCGCTCTTGGCGTTAACGCCAAACGCCCAGCGCCCCCGCACGGCCCGCGCAAAACGCAGGTCGTCGGGAACGCCGGGCGTAACTCCGGCAGTGCCGCATCACTCAATTGCTATGCTGATTATAGCACAAAAACCAACAGCATGTGGCCTAACAGCAGCGTCAGCGGCGGGGCGTGCCGTCCAAACAGCCGGAGGGCGAGCGCAACCCTGAATTTTTGCCGCGCCGGTCGCCCCGGGGCGTAGCCCCGTCCGCTGCACGCAGGGTTAGGCCAACAGGCCTGACGGCCTCGCGAAACCGCCACCCACGCCAACCCGAACCACGCCCGCCGCTCGGAGCACCGCCCCAAAACCGGCGCGCACCAGGCCAGCAAGATGACCGCTGGTTGACCGG